CTCAGGGTGTAGTTTTACAGAAACGGAAGAAGGTCATACTAGATGTTGGCCTTTGCCTTTGTCTGAGATATTACAAATACCTTTAGTTAATTATGGTAAATCCTCTGTAGGAAATCAATATATTGCTCGAACTATTATTTTAGGTGTTGAAAAATTACTTCAAAAATATACAGCCAAAGATATTTTAGTAGGTGTAATGTGGTCAGGCACTGATAGACATGAAGTATATCAGAATGAATGGAAAATTATGAATGCTCACTGGACGGATAAGTTGTCCACTGCCTATTATACTCACTTACATAATTTGACGAATTCAGCTTTGATGTCCACATATTGGCAGTTTCTAATTGAACAATATCTACAGAACAAAGGCATAAAATATTTTATGACTCGTATGGCGTCACAATGTAGTGAATTAATTTTAGAAGAGTCTGATAATGAGGAGTATAAATTATTACAAGCCAGTAGAAAAAATTGGCTTCCCGTAGAAGGTGAATTTGATTGGTGTAAGAATAATTGTGATCTACCTTTTTCAAAATATGAGAATGAAATTGTGAATACTGAAGATCAAAATTGGCTCTGTCACCCAGATGATGCACAACATAAAGAATTTACAAAACAAGTTATCCTACCTTGGTTAAAGGAGACCTATAAAATATGAGTGATGAACAATTTATAGAGGAACTGGAAGAATACTTTAAAAGTCACGCCAGACAATTCACTGCAGGAAATAATTGGGTGCTTGGTCCCACCAATGGAACAGCCAAATATATTGCTAAATGGGTTAGTGAATTTTTAAAAGAAAAGAATATTAAATACTAATGAAGATTGCACTTATTACTGACACACACTTTGGTGCTAGGTCGGATTCGTTACCCTTCGATTCCTTCTTTGAAAAGTTTTATGATAATTGTTTTTTCCCTGAACTGGAAAAACGACAAATTAAAACTGTTATTCACCTTGGTGATATTTTTGACCGCCGTAAGTATATCAACTTTCATACATTGAAAAAATGTAAAAGATATTTCTTTGATGCTACTGAAAAGTTGGATATTGATATGCACATGATTCCAGGCAATCATGATACATATTACAAGAATACAAACGAGGTAAATTCACCTGAGCTGTTGCTAACAGACTATGATAATATTACAGTGTATCCCGAGGTAACTGAACTGACTTTTGGTAATGCACTAAAGCCTAAAAAGATTCTTTTCACGCCTTGGATTTGTTCTGACAACTACCAACAAACAATGGATGCTATAAATGACACAGATGCTACAGTATGTTTTGGACACTATGAACTTGCTGGTTTTCAAATGTATAAAGGTCATGCAAATGACCATGGTATGGATCCTAGTATTTTTCAGAAATTTGATCTCGTTTGTTCTGGTCACTTCCATCATAGGAGTAGCCGCGGCAACATTACTTATCTTGGCAACCCTTACGAAATTACTTGGAGTGATTTTGATGACCCTAGAGGATTTCATATCTATGATACAGACACAGACGAACTTGAATTTATCCAAAATCCATTTAACATCTTTCACAAATTCCATTATGATGACACATCAGAATCTTTTAGAGCAATTGTCGATTCTGATATTTTTAGTAATCTTTCGGGATGTTGTGTAAAGGTAGTTGTTGTTAACAAAACGGACTTCTCACTGTTTGACAAATTTGTTGATAAGTTGTATAGTTCTAATCTTAATGAACTAAAAATTATCGAGGACTTTTCTGAATTTGAGGATGAGGCTATCGGTGATGATAATATAAATCTAGAGGACACGATGACATTGTTGAATGAATATGTTGACAATGTGACAACAGATCTAGATACAAATAGACTGAAGGGTGTGCTACAAACACTATATGTTGAAGCACAAAATATTGAATGATTCACTTTGAAAAATTACGTTGGAAAAATTTTCTTTCCACAGGTAATGCTTTCTCTGAAATAGAATTTACAAGATCACCTAGCACACTTGTTATTGGTGAAAATGGTGCGGGTAAGTCTACATTTCTTGATGCACTTTGCTTTGCACTGTTTAACAAACCTTTCAGAAATATTAATAAGCCGCAACTTGTAAACTCTATTAATGGCAAAGATTTACTTGTTGAGATTGATTTGCGTATAGGTCGTAAAAATTATATGATAAGACGAGGTATTAAACCTTCAGTTTTTGAGATTTATTGTAATGATGAATTGATTGACCAGGATGCGGCTCTGCGTGACACACAAAAGTATCTTGAAGAATCAATTTTAAAACTAAACTACAAATCGTTTACACAAATTGTTATTCTTGGCAGTGCTTCTTTTACACCCTTTATGCAACTGCCTCTAGGACAACGCCGTGAAATTATTGAGGACATTTTGGATATTCAAATATTTACTGTTATGAATACAGTTTTGAAGGATAAACAAAATGTTTTGCGTGAAACAATTAGGGATATTGAAACACAAGTTGAAGTTGCAAAACAAAAAGCTACTATTCAGAAATCTTACATTGCCACACTTGAAGAAAATAAAGCTAAAAAAATTACGGAAATTGAGGGGAAGATTGATGAGCTGGACTCAACGATTACGACAGAACAACAAAACGTTACTACAATATCAGAACAGAAGGCGGAACTGGGTAATCCCGAAGAAAAAAGAAGAAAGCTTGAAAGATACAAGGACAAATTCCAGTCCCAAATAAATAAGGTATCTAAGGAGATAGAGTTTTATGAAAATCATGACGACTGCCCAACATGTAAACAGGGTATCCCGCACGACTTTAAACACGAAATCAAAGCAGAACGGGTATCTAAAATACAAGAACTTAAAAAAGCAACAGCGGACCTTGATGAACAGTTCTCAGACTTGGATCGCTTAATTACTGAGTTCGGTATATTAGATACTGCCATTATGGAAAGTAATAACAACATTATCTCCAATCAAAGATTCCTACAAAGACTGCAAGTTGAACTTGGTGAAGCAAGAAACAATGTTGCAAATATTGACGAGGAAAAAAGTAAACTGAAAGAAATGGCTAAAGAAGTTACTTCCGCAAATAATTTAAAAAGCGAAAAGAACGAGGAACAACATTATTATTCTGTATGTTCTTCACTGCTAAAAGATACAGGTATTAAAACAAGAATTATAAAACAATACCTTCCTGCTATAAATAAACTAGTAAACAAATATCTAGCGGCTATGGACTTTTTTGTTCAGTTTAATCTGGACGAGAAATTTAATGAAACTATTAAGTCTCGGCATAGAGATAAATTTAGTTATGCATCTTTTAGTGAGGGTGAAAAACAACGTATTGACTTGGCGTTGTTGTTTACTTGGAGAACTATTGCGAAGATGAAAAACTCTGCCGCAACAAATCTTCTTATTCTTGATGAAGTATTTGATAGTTCGCTAGATAATAATGGCACAGACTATGTGATGACGTTGTTGAATACAATTGGTGATGATACAAACACATTTGTAATTTCACATAAGGGTGACCAGTTGTTTGACAAGTTTAGGTCTGTTGTTAAATTTGAAAAGAAACAAAACTATTCGGTGATGTCATAATGGAACTTTTACCTATTACAGATCCTCTTTTACGCAAAGAGCCAAAAGAATATGATTTTGACACTGAGGGTGATGCAACAAAATTATGTGAAGATCTTTTTAAAAAAATGCTCGAACTTGGAGGTGTGGGCCTTTCAGCCAATCAAGTTGGCATTGATAAGAAAATTTTTGTGTTTGGTGATGGTGATAAACTTACACGTTATATTATCAATCCTACAATAATTGGCTTGGGTGATGAAGCGGAGTCTATGCAAGAAGGATGTCTTTCACTGCCTGGTGTAATGTTAATGGTCAAAAGACCAACAGAAGTTACACTACAATATCAGGATGTAAAAGGTGAAATTGTAGTTGAAACATTTTTAAGTCTCGGTGCAAGAGTTGTCCTCCACGAATATGACCATATGCTTGGACAGAATTTTACACAAAGAGTAAGTAAAATGAAATTAGACCGAGCAATTAAAAAGGCTAAAAAAATTAAATTACAAGAAGCAAGACAAGCACACAAGGAACAAGTATATGTCTGACGATTTCGATTTTGGTTTTACAATTGTAGATAATGATGATGTAACCCCATCGTCAAATGCACCGGTGCAAGCCGAGGTATCTTCTGACCAGATGGAAGCAATCATGGACAAACTAGAGCAACTTGAAGCTCGTATTGTGTCCACTGATAATTCGGGTATGGTT